TAAACCGAGGTTTTTGAGAAGGTCAGCAGTCAGCCCGGCGTCTTTGATTTCAGACAGGGCATTTGCGATCTGCAGGTACTGGCCGTGTGGGTTATCAGCATCGATATGCTTTTTCAGTACGCTGTCAGCGTAGGCTTTCACCTCGATCACCGCGGTATCAACATATTGGCGCGTCGCCAGCACAACTGACGGATCAATCTTCAGCGTGACGGCCGTTGTGCTGTTCACGATTAAAATCATGCGCACGGTCTGCGTCCTGCCGCTGCCTTCAGCCAGTTGTGGCTTATAGGTTTCCGGGCAGTTAGCAACGGCAATCAGCACGCCGTCAGCGTCATACAGACCGATTTCGCGGATCCAGAAACCGCCCTCGCTTTCCGGGATAATCTGCTCCGCGATAATCTGGCTGCTGTTTGCCGCATCAACGGTCAGCGAATTTAGCTGCGCGCGGCGCTTCTCGCCAATGAGCTTTGTCTGTGCCGCGTCAGGCGTCGGCAGCGTGCCGCCACCGTCGCCGACGCCCATCGAGGCGATGTTCACTTTCGTGCCAAGTGCGGCGGCGTTCGCCAGCTTAGCCGCGCCCTGATTAGTCAGCAGGGCAAAATATTTTGTCGTCATGCGCTCACTTCCGTCAGTTCAATAAGATGCACCGCCGCGCCGGAATAGACCGGTCCGCCGACGCTGATAAGTTCAGGGGTATAAGGGTAAACAGTCAGCTCGTCGCCGCTGTAGCTGGCAACGGCGACCGGCAGAGTGCCGTTAGCATCGAGATTAATGGACAGGCCGATAAGGTGACGGCTGCAGGGCTTGGCGTCAGCTATCAGGCGCTCCAGCTCGTTATACATTTCCTCGGTAATGCCGGTATCAAGTACGCCCACGTCCAGCCGGAACGTGCCTGGCGCTTCGTTGGTTTTCCACCACTCAATTATCTTGATGAGATAGCCCAGCGGCTCAACGACGCGGCGGATAGCGCCAATCGTACCTTTGTGACGATGCACGTACTGCGAGGCGGCAACAACGGCTCGCTTTGTCGATTCAGGCCAGGCTGAATCCCAGCGGTCAACCGACCACGCCCACGCCAGATAGGGCAGAAGCTCCACCGGGCATGTATAGGGATTCCACAACTGGCGCAGCGGCACGCTCATAGCGCCGGGGCTTGCCAGCGCCTCGGCAGCAGCAATCTCAAGGAGTGTCGAGCCGGTCGGCAGCAGGCGCTCACTCATCCGAGCCTCCCACGGTCAGCGTGTAGCCTGTGCAGTAAGCGGCCTGTGTTTTATCAAGTACCACATCTGCAGCAGGCTTAATCAGATTGACGCGCTGCACGCCCTCAACGTGCATAGCGGCATACAGCGCAGACAGGCGAATGTCGCGGCCGAGGCGCTTCTGAGCGCTGACAAAGGCTGCGAGCTTTGCCTCTGAGGCGGCGCGGATTGGCTCCGCTTCCGGCCCCGGATAGAGGTACAGCTCGGCCACGATTTCGTATTCCACAATCTTTGCTGACTGCACGCTCACCCGGTCGGCAACCGGGCGCACGTCCTCATCATTGAGCGCTGTATTCACCACGGCCAGCAGATCGTCGCCCGCCACGCCGTTGCCCTCACGCGCGAGCACTGTCACCGTGACCACTGAAGGCGACGGGCTGATGGCTGATGCATCGGCTACCCGGCCGTCAGCACTTCTGGCATGGTACTCATAAGCGCCGGTTGGCCCGGCCACGCTCAGCCCTTCAAAGGCGGAGGCGATGCGCAGCCGGAAATCATCGTTACTTTCCATCACTGCGGGGGTTGGCGGAATGGTTGTATCGTCGGCCGGGGTAATGATCAGGCGGGGTACGCCATTGTTTACGCCGAGCTGGTCAAGGTCGCCGTCCAGCGCATACGCAACCATGACGGCCTTTGCCGCCTCGTTGATGCGCTGGCGCAGGATCAGCTCACGATAGGCATTTTCCTGCAGCAGCTTAACGATGGGTTCTGACTCCAGCGTCAGCGTGCGGGCGACGGCGTCCTGCTGGTCAGCAGGGTAAAGAGAAATCAGCGTTGCTTTTCGCTCGGCCAGCAGGGTTTCATAGTCCAGCGACTCCACCACATCTGGCGCGGGCAACTGGCTCAGGTCGATAGTTGCCATAGTCTCAGCTCACAGGAACGGTTAAGGAAAAAGGCTGCGCGTTGTCGGTGCGGTTGCCGGACAGCTCAACCACCATTGCGCCGTTGATATCCGACTCAAAGCTGATGGCAGTCAGCTTTACGCGCGGCTCCCATTTCAGGATCGCCATATAGCAGGCCGACATAATCTGCAGGCGCAGCGCCTCGTTTTGCGGCTGGTCAATCAGGGCGGATAAAAGCGAACCATACTGGCGGCGCATCACCCTGGAGCCGATCGGGGTCAGAAAAATGTCGCTAATCGACTGCCGGATATGATCGAGGTCGGTCAGCGTGCCGCCGGTTTCCCGGTTCATGCCAATATATTTTGCGGTTGTCATACCGGCGCTCCCGTTTTTCCGCCGCTGTCGCCTGGATGGATATGCGAATGCAGCACCTTGCCGTTTGAGGAAAGGTTGCCGCCGGTATGCGTCACGTCGCCTTTCATCGTGCCGCCCTGGGTGACTTCCAGCTGCGCAGTTTTAAGTAGCGCTGTGCATTCCACTTCTGGCGATTCAAAGAGGATTTTTACCGCCGCTTTGATGGTTGCCGTCTGTATGCCGGTTGCGATCAGTGCGCCGGTTTCCGGCTCGTACTCGATCACCGCGCCGTCAGGAAATGACCAGTGCAGCGCATCGGCCGAGGCTGACGGAGCCGGATTGTCATCAGAGAAAATACCCGGCAGCACAAAGCCGGTATCAAGTTCGCCGCCCATGCACAGAATAAGAACCTGCTCACCCACTGACGGCGCATTCCACGAACGGGTTTTACCCGCGCGGGCACTCAGCCAGTGCAGCCAGCCGGTAGTATTTTTTCCGGTATCGACACGGCACAGCCCGCCGTCAAGATTGACGGCAGACACGGTTCCTATGCGGATGAGGTTGCGCAGCAAGCGCAGGATTTCTGCCATTTGTTCGTTCATGGCATTAGTGTCACTTTGAAAAGAAAGCACGACAACGAATGTGCGTTTGCTCAGCTATCAGCAAACAGAACTCAATAAACCTTTACTATTAATTCATGAGCTAATTTACTAGCTTCATCGATGGTATCGAATTGTTTATTAAAGAAGTAAAAAAAAGCAGATTTGAATTTAGGCAACTCAAGGAATATAAATTCGCCACTCTTATGAAAAAAATGCATATCAGGATTAGAAGTCTCAAAAATAACTAGCGAATTCTCTTCCTGTATTTTTGTTTTCTTGAATAGTCTTCTTCTCGCAGTCCTTACGCTAAGAAGTATTTTATACGGAGACTCTTCCCCTCCTCTCCGCATTATCCCTAAAGGCAATTCAGCAAGAAAAGGAATGTAAGGACCATCTTGAACCTTAATAAATTTCTGCCTTAAATCTAAAACCTGTAGTTTGAAACCAATAAGCTCTAGCCACCATATGATTATATCTCTTTCTGAGAAATCATAATCACCCGGCTTTTTGCTTTGTAAAATATCGATTATTCGTTCTTCTATTGAACTCAGCAGAACGTTATTGCAGTGGGCGCAGGCGGGGATTGTAGACTTTATATAAGGCTGGGGCATTTTATTGATAGTAGCGCTGAAAAATCTCTCCGGTTTCTTTTCAAAAACCCACTGCGGCATCATATGCTCTCTGGTTAAATTTTTATCAGTCCCGCAGAAAAAACAAATATTGATTTTATGATCAGCGATAAAAGCATCCATAACTGCACGCTGACTTTCTCTGATTTTTTTCCTTAGTTCTCGAAAATGCATTTCCATTAATATCAATTCTCCCATTACAAGCTATTAATGATCAGATCTTCAATATACTTTATGTCAGATTCCATGATTCCTAGCAATGGGCGCTTTTCATACTGCACTTCTTTGCCTTTGCGTGAAGGCCGGTCGCGCAGCCCGTAATGATGCACGCGGGCCATGCGCTGCACGTTGCCCGCAAACTCGATCACGGCCTCATTCGGGCTGGCCTGCGTTTTCATGTATTTAGCCGTGCGTAGCTTTGCAAACATCTCGCGCTTTATCCGGCCCTTTTTGCTGCGCACCGGCTGCGTTTTGCGGGGCTTAAACGGCGTGCCGTCAGGTGCCTGCTGGCGCTTGATGTTCTGCTCCTGATTCGCGCGCAGCTTGCGGCCAATGTTGCGCGCCATTTCTTTGCGCGCCGGGGCTGACAGGCTGCTGATAAGTGCCTCCAGCCGGTCATTTACCAGCTGCAGCTCGCTCATGTCTGCAACTCACTGACCAGCTCGCCTTTAACGTAGAGCTGCACCGGCCGCGCATCATTCTCCGGCAGCGGGTTCTCGCCGACGTGGGTCACGTGCAGCCCGTCGTCGGCCTGCTTCACGATCACGCGCTCGCTCAGCTGCAGCTCGATACTGATATCGCTGGCCGTGTCGCTGATAACATCCGCCTCAAAGGTGAAGCCTGTCCGGCGCTTTTCCTCGCTTGCCATAATGTCGGGTTCATTCGTTCGCAGCCATGCCAGCAGCGGCACAATCAGCAGGTCGATGTTACCGGCGTAATCGGTGATAACCATGTTGAGCCGGTACTGGTATTCAAACGACAGCGAGCTGGCAAGCGTCGAGACGATGCGCCCGCTGTCGATAAACACGTTCAGCGCGTCAGGGTTTCGCTGTAGCTCCGGCACGCTGTCTGTCAGCGCCTGGCGCAATTGTTGGGGTTTCAGCATCGTGTTGTTCCTGGCAGTCTTTGATGATTTCGACCTGCAACCCGCAGGCGGCGAGTGCGGCCTCAAGCTGGCGATTATCCGCCGCCAGATCGCCCGCCGTTTTAAGGCTGTTTCCCGGCACCGGGCAGCTTGTCACGCGCGGACACCCAATCCAGATAATCTCTGGCGCTGCTGAAGGCCGGGCGGGTGTGCAGCCGGATAACATCGTCAGGCAGAGCAGCAGCAGACCAGTCACGCAGTATCGGATTCGCATCGGTTTCTCTCTGTATGGTCATTTCTCGGTTAAGCGCGGCCGTGCTGGCGCGCCCCTGCATCAGCCGCAGCTCGGCCTCGCGTTTCTGGCTGGCCCTTGCATCTGCATCCAGCCTGGCTATCGCCCTGTCCCGGCTCTCGATACCGGCCGACAGCGTGCCGATAATGCGCTGCGCGCTGGTCAGGTCGTCTTTTGCGACCTTCCACTGCCAGCCGGTCACGCCCAGCGCCAGCAGAGCGACGGCCAGAAACAGCGCTATCAGGCGCGTCATGACACACCCCGCAGGCAGTAGGCTGTCTCATTCGCACGGCGGTTTTCCAGCCCGCGATTTTTCACGCCCTTAACAAATACCCAGCGCCGCAGCTCGTTACAGGCATCAAGCCAGTGCTGCAGCCTGATATACCGGGCAAAGGTAGAGCTGCAGGCTGCGCGCACGCCGACGTTAAAGGCGAATGAAACGACCGTGTCATAGACCGGCTGTGGCATATCGCTCCGCATACAGGCATCGATCCCGCGCTCGACGCGCATCACGTCATACACCAGATTGACCGCCGCCTGCCGCTCGCTGACTTGGCTTTGCGGCGTCACGCCTTCTGTGTGACCGATGCCGTTCGTCCAGACTCCGGCGCTGCACTGATAGGGCGAGGTGCGGCACCCCTCAGCGTTGGCGATGAGCGCCAGTCCGGCCTCGGACGTTTTCAGGGTTTTGAACTGCGGCAGCAGCGTGGCAATCGCCAGCACGGCCACCACGGCGCAGCGTTTAACGGTCTGGCTCAAGGCTCACCCCCCGCAGGCGCTGCAGCTCGTAGGTTTTACGGCGGTAATGCCAGTTGATAAAGAACGTCGCCACGTTAGTAATGAGCGTGATAACGGCCACGCCGGAACCGACCATAAAGGCGATATCCTGTGGCGTATGACGGCCGAACCACATGAGGATGAGGCCAATCAGGTAGTTGATCACAGAGCTGATTTTTTCCATTTTCAGTCCCAAAGGTTGACGGTTTCACCAGCTGAAGATTCAGGCAGATCGGGCAGCGTTACCTCACAGCCGTGCGGCAGCACCGGCCCGCTTTCGGCCAGGCCCGGATTAGCCGCATAAACCAGCTCGACGGCCTGACCTGTTCGCCCGTAATAGCGCTGACAGATTTCGTCAACGGTATCGCCCTGCTGCGCGTAAACGTTCATCAGAGCAGATCCACAATGCAGCCCGGCTTACCGGCGATGCGGCTGATACTGAATCGCGCATCGCGCCAGTACTCGTCGGCGCTCGCCTCGATTTCGCCCGCCTTTTTCGTGCCGCTGGCGTCATAGCCGCGATAGCGCTCAACGATGGTGGCGGCGGTCAGCGCACTGACGGCGGCAAGGTAGGCCGTAATCTTTTCGCTCTCGCCGTCCAGCGATTCCGCAGGCACGTCGGCCAGCACCTTAAAGCCCGCCGCAATCTGCGCGGCGCGCCAGTCGTACAGTTCGGCGTTTACTTCTGAAATTGCTGTCTTCACGGCAAGGCGCAGGCGCTGCGCCGTGACCGTTCCCTCATAGCGCAGCGAATCGCGCAGCTGTTGCAGGTCAATGTCAGGCCAGAAAAACGTATTCTTTACCGGCGGCTCGGCAGCGTCTGCCGGTCGCGGGGCGGGGATAACAACCGTGTTATTCATAATCGGCCTTTGAAATAGGTGGGCGGTGGAGGACGGCGCAGACACTGAAAGTGCGTTGCCGTCCTGCCGCCCGTGCGCGGGGTCGCGTTCGGTCAGCGGCTGGCGATGGCCTGTTTTTTTATCGCCGTTCCCAGCCGCTCAATGTCTTTTTTGACGCCGCAGCCGTCGTGCAGCTGATGCGCCCTTGCAAGGTGGGTCATCGCCTCCGAAGCCCTGCCCGCATCGCGAAGCACATACCCGGTTATCTTGTGCAGCTTGGCGCGCACCTGATCGGGCATGTCTTCGGATTCCGTCATCGCAATGGTTGCCAGGAGCGGGTCAACATCGACCGGCTCTTTTGCCGTCCAGGCGCGCGTTGCCGCGCTGGCGACTTCCTCGGCCAGCAGATAAGGCAGGCTGGCGCGCTTAAAGCCGTCAGGCGACACAAGGCCATGCGTCAGCGCGTACCGGGCAATCTCCAGCGCGCCGGGCACGTCGCCCGCATCGAGCCGCCAGATCATGACGGTCATCAGCACGGCATCCTGTGCGCCTTTGCCTTTCTCCAGCACGCCGGACACCCACGGCAGGTACTCAGGCAGCAGCTGACGCTTCATTTCCGCCTTGCGCTCGTTAGAGTGCACTTTCTTCAGGCGGCGCTTGTCGTCGTTGAGCTTGATGAGCATCTGCTCATAGCCGCTGGCGTAGCGCAGCGGGTTGTCGGCGTTCTGCGAGGCTTCAATAGCCTGCTGGCGCATGCGGTGACGTCGGGCAGGGCTTAACATGCGTTACGCCTCCGTTTTTTCGGTGCCGGTAGCGCCGCCGTTTTCTGCCGCTGCTTCCTGCGTTGTGGCTGCAGGTTCAGCGAACACACCGACTTCGATGTTTTCAACCAGGCAACCGGCCGCGTAATCCTCGATCACGTAGTCCTCGTTGATGGACTCATAGTTTTCGATACGGTCGCGCTTGGGCACCTCGTCAATCAGGCGGCGGTGCGTACCTTCCTGCCAGTAAATCGACAGGTTATCGGTGCGGGTGATAAACATGGCGTCGGCCGGGAAGTACGGCACGCGTACCGCTGGCAGACCGCCGATGCGTTTCTGACTGATAATGACGTCAGCGGCCAGCTGCTCGGTGTTGGCCTGCGACTGGTTGACGATCGGGAAGTACTTGTCAGCCAGCAGCTGACGGCCCACGATAACAACCAGCTCCGGGTCTTCCTGATACCACGGCTCGATCAGGGTATTGGTGGCATCCATCACCAGCGCGTCGAGGTTGGCATAATCGCCGTTTTTGCCGACGCGGATTTTTTCAGAAACGACGGTGCCGTCTTCCTCGGTGATTTTGCTCATCACGCGCGCCGGTGCATCGTTGCGGTACTTCTGCAGCCAGCCGACGGCCACGTCCTGCAGCATCGGGTTCTTGGCGCGGTTCGAGGTTTTGGCGCGGGTCACGCCGTTGAAGCCGATCATGATGCGGTCAAGCGCCTGGCGCTTCACGATGGCATCACGCAGGCGGGCCTGAAAATCTTCATAGCGCGCCCACAGGTCGAGCGTGTTATAGCGGATATGAAAGTCGTAGTTGACCTGCACACACTCATAGCCCTGCTTATCCAGCGCAGCAAAGTCAGCGGTTTCGCGCTCGTCGCCGCCTGCCGTGTCGGTCACGCTGGCAATCGAGCCGGATACGCCGATCCCGATTTTTTCGCCCTTCATTTCGGACACCGGCACGATGTTGATGCGGGTCAGGAAGTCGGAAGACTCCTGCACACGGTTCATCAGGGTCTGCGTGACCGTCGGCTCAACGGTAAATTTCTTGTTCATGTCGTCGGTTTCGACGCCGTTCAGCTCGGCGAGGCGGGTCATGAACTGGTTAAACTTAAAGCGGGTATTCTTGCGCATTGGCGTTCCTGTTTATCTCTGTGTTGGGTTTTAACGTTCAGGCAACGCCTGATTAGCAGTCGGTCTGCGCGCCGGACTTCGGATCGCTGCCGGTTGCCGCCGGGCGGCGGGTAAA